CGCAATGCGCAGTGCTCAGATAAGCAGCACACCCAGAAGCCTGCAGGTTGGGGAGTGGCATCTGCCTTATGTGAGTGCTACGGACAGAACTACGGTCCCTATTGAGTATCAGATCAAAATCTCTGTAGCTCGGTGCTGCCGTGTGTCTTATATGAATCACGGAGGCAAATTGTCCACTAAGGGAGAGGATATTATACTCTACAACAGATTAATAGGGGCCAGCCCACCACACATGTCCCCACTAGAGCATCAAGCGCAGTGTGCGCCGGATGAGGGGAGATACGCAAATTTCTCCGGGTGGATTTCGCACCGATTCCATATAGAGTCAGAGCTTTTCAAGCTGCCATAGGCACTCTACGTTCGACAAAACTGGCTGTGGGCCACAAAGTTTACGACTTTTGCCCACAGCCCGTTTGTAACTAGCTGATATAGGTCTTTACTTATCACACCATGCAGCCCATCCGAACAATCTGACAGCTACCCACATTGGGTAACGTCTCCACCACTGAATGCCAGTAACCTCAAGAGCTTCCAATAAGACTGCGTCAGCGATGAACCTCGACACTTCCTTGCTTGAGTACAACCAATCATGAACCGTTGCTGCATAGTGCCCACAATCCCCGGCCAGTAGAAAAGCAAAAGGAATACGAGGAACAGTGGCAAAGTCTGTCTCAAACCCGGCTGGAACTGTGACAACTCTGTTTAAGCGAGTAGATGCATAACAAAGGTCTGAAAGTAGCCGGCGTCGTTTGCCAACTTGATAAAAGTCGACATTCAGATCACTGAGAAAATAACTCATGCTGTACCATTTTTCATCATAAGTGACAGTCTTACCGCTCTACCCTTCACTTGAGTAGCCCATTTACTCTGCATCATGGCTGATGCCGCCTCATCATACTTACCTGCCTTTATGTAGCCTAACGTAGTCTTAAACGTGAGCAAACCCTTAATGCCAAGATTAAAGCACATATTGACAAGGACTCTGCCTCTGGCATCATCTAACTTAGACCACCACGGAATTGACTTATCTAAGTCGGCAATGACCTTTTTAATGTCATTGCCGAGTAGATAAACAGCGGCACCGTTTGATATAGGTTTAGTCCTGGCGTCATGTCCAACATAGGCAATCTCTTCTTTTGTCAATGGGTTGTCGTCTAGGTTTCTACCCACGCCAATAGTTAGCTTACCAGCAGTACAGCGATACGGGCTAAGTCTAACGCCCTCGTCTCTGATTAGTTCAACTTTCAAGTCGTTTAAGTTGATCATAGTCTTTACACATCTGCCTTTATGGTATTTAAGTTGATCATAGTCTTTACACATCTGCCGTGATACGGACAACGTTCGTGCCATCTGCCAGTAGGATAGCCCTTTTAGTTTGAGCCACTACAATACCTGTACCGCCAGATGTTTTAAAGGTAGTAGTGTAAGCGCCAGTATTGTTACAAAATACCATACCGTACCAATCATTAGGGACAATTACATTGCAATTAACCGTGAGAACACCAGTAGTAGTTACATAACTTACTCGTGATTGAGTGCTGTTTAAGGTTACGTCTGCGGAAGTGACAGCGACACTAACCTTACTGGTTAAAAATTCTGGCTGTACGAAATTTCTATAATCAGTATAGCTTGTGACAGTCGAGGCACCAGTAACAGCAAGGTATAGTGGAATTGATCCAGGTGTGAAAGCGGCAGTATTAGCACTTACTACCCCCGCCCTAGTCGCTTCAATATAGTTGTTAGAGCCTGCTGTCAATACTAATGGAGAAGCGTTGTTTGCTATTGATACTAGTGCTCCATCTACAAACATATACCCACCATAGTAATACCAGTTTAGGGCACTACAGAGTGACTCTCTCCTGGCAAATAAAGCGGCAGGACTTCCGGCATTGAATAGGTTATTTGCTGTGATCTCTTTACTGGCTTGAGATTGAATCAGCAAATCAAGAAGACTTGTACTGGATGACATAGTTAATCCTTAACTAGTTGGTAATGGGAGTGTGGGCGGGTTACTCAAATCAGGGGCTGCACCCTTGGTAACTCGTATCTGGCCTATTTTACCATTAAAGTACTGAGTTCCACCATCAGAGGCTCTACCTATGTAAGTATCCGTGGTAGGGGTAGGGACAGAGCCAGCTACTGCCATACTTACTGATGTATTACTAACGATAGTACGGTCTGTAGTACCGCCTAGCTGACTAAGAGCTAGAGTAATAAAATTACCGCTTTTTACTACACGAACATAATTCCAACTACTTGTAATAGGAGGACCTGTTAATGTATAGTCAGTACCGTTATTGTATCTGAATACTACATTGTTATTAACCACAGCTAGGTATAATCCAGTAGAGCCATTCCAACAACTATATAACATGTAAGTACCACTGGCCATATCGATTAACCTTACGACCCACATCTCTATAGCAAAATCATCAGAGCCAAAAGCTAATGCGGTGCCAGTAGGAACAGTTAAGTAATCTCCAGTTCCGTCTAAACTGACAGCTTTAGAGTAAGGGTTGCGAACTATAGTTAACTGTGTGTTTCCTACTACAGTGACTGTTTTACCTGTCAAATCCAGTAAATTACTGGTAAAGGGCATACACAATACTACATTAGCCCAATAAGGGTCAGAAGAGCCTGTTGCATTATAGTTAGTAGGTGGAGTAAATGCAGAAGTGTATCTGGCTACTCCTTTAGTAATCCTCAAGTCTTGAATATGGCCCCATAGGTCCATACTACTATCGCCTCCTATACTGAGACTATAGTTAGCTGATGGAAATGCAGTATATGTTCCATTTACTTTCTGTACGCCGTCAATATACAGTCTCATAGCAGTTGTAGAGGTTAGCACAAAAGCTACATGGGTCCATTCACCTAACGGGTAAGACCCTGCTCCAACGGAAAAGCCGGAAGCTGGACTCCCTACAGCAGGGAAGAAGTATATACCTCCATCACTTCTGAAATTACACTGGCAACTGGAAGCACTCCCATTAGGGCCAAATTGAAGTACTCTGGCATCTGTAGTATGCGCTCTCCTATATAGCCAGAACTCTATAGTCATAGCCCCACTACCTAGATTAAAGTCGCTGGTAGAGGCTAATGTCAGAGAATCTCCGTATCCGTCAAAATAAGCGGACTTACCCCACAGACCGTCAGCATTGATGAACTTTGCATCTCCATACTTTGTGATCGTACTGCCTTTTATATCTGTAAATGTAGTAGAGTTAAAAGAAGCTAGAGTATTTAACTGAAAGACTACATACTGGAAGTAACTGATAGTACCAGATAGGAATGACCCAGCAATCGAGTATCCTCTTCCGACCACTGAAGATAGCTGATAAGTCTTTGCATAAATCGTGCTTTGGGCCGAACCAAAATCTGTAACTTGATTCGCAACGGTATAGGTACAGGTAGGGGTAGTAGATGTAATAGTTCTTTTTACGGTAGTATAAGTACCGTCTGAGCAAATATCAGTTTCATAGGCTTCTGTGGACTCTCCTAATCCAGCATCCACATAGTTACGCCACTCTCCATCAGTACGGCTTCTTCTAATCCAGCTTAATATCCAATCCCCGGATGATGGGGATTTATACCCAGACAAATAAACTGGAGATAGGCACTCTAAGTTGACTCCACGATAGGTAAAGTTTAGGTCAGTATCCGTAGATATGTCCTGACCATAAGTGATACCTCTATAAGTCCTAGCCAGCCCGATAGAGGAAGAGGACATGCCAATAGCAGTTACATCAGCCTCACTAAGGGCGATGAACTTATCCCCGACAGCATGCGTGCCCATAGCCCACTCTGTTCCGAATCTTCCTCTAAGGAGATTTGTGACAGTATAAGTATTAGCAGATACTAATGTACAGGTTTGAGCAGCGATGATCTCCCAACGGTCATACGCGCCATAGGCGAAATAGTTAGCGCCATTCAGTACAGCAGCTTCGGTTACGCTCGCTAATGTACCATTACTTAGAGTCACAGTAAGGACACTGGCCTTGTCCCATACCCTAGAATCAACTACTCCTAGAGGAGTGCCCGTGGTTCCTACAGTGCCACCTGGACTATCAAATCCTTGGACATCAACCCAAGTGGTTCCGTTATCGTCTGTACGAATTAGGACTCCCCCCGGCCATCCTGAAGGTCCGCTCATTGTAGCTAATATGGAAGGTGTATCCTGTACGGAATTCATTCTTGGTACATCCAGTAGCATGTACTTTGTTGAGGCAGTAGGAGAGGGCAATGTAGTTACCCCGCTTACTACCGTGTCTACAGTTATGCTAGATGGGGAATAGACAGCGGCTCTGCCATACTTTGCTTTGATCTCTACCCTCCCATCGCTAGTGTAATTGGCAGAAACCACTCGCACATCAAAATCCCCTTCAGGAGTCTGGAGCGTGACCACATCCGCAGCTTCGATATGGTTATATGACCCAGGAAGGGTAAAGGACAGGTCGGTACGCTCCATCCATCGCAGATACAGCAATACTTCTGCCTTTCCTGCTGCCTCTCCTGGAGTCAGGACAATTGGTAGGTCTTGAGTCTCTTCATTGACCGCAGCCGTGTTTAGTCTCTCGGCATATTGCTCACCAATGTCATATTCCCGATTTGGGTCCATGTACTTTATGATGAATTTTCTAGGGAGTTGGGTATCCATCTCTCTAGGGGCCGTGATCAGAGGTTTTGCCTCAGTAGAATCCGATCTAGCGTCAAGATCAGCATATAGAATCGGAGCGACAGAGTTTTGGCCTCTCGGTACGAATACGATCTTGTATCCACGCTGGACCACATCGAACGGCCAACTGGCCTGTAACGGGACAATAGAATTTCTTAAGCTTCCGACACTGCCAATCGTATAGCCTCGTACATGATCAGTGAGAGCAGAGGTATCTATATCACCACTACCAAGGATTTGGGATAACCTACATTCAGCGTTCACTACTGAATCTAGGGTAGGACCATCACCAGGTACTAGTACATCAATACGCATCCTAGCTAAATGACCTGCTGTAGTTCCTACAGGCTGTATGTTGTACCAATAAGCACCATCCCATATAGGAGGGGACCAGTACAATCCTGTAGATGCTGCAGTAGAATGTTCCCTCCATGTTACTAGGTCAGGGCTGGTGAAATATTTCCCTGCATTCACTTCCATGCACATATATAATGTGCCGTTCCATGTAATATTGTGTATGTCTTGATGTGCAAATGGAATTCTAATGGGCGCACTCCATGTTAGCCCATTGTCTGTAGAGGTGGTAATACAGGTTTCTAAACTTAAAGCTGGCACTGTGCCTAGAGCTACCAACTTATTATCAGCCCCTGTACATATACCATACATGTTAGCAAACTCAGGTACTATAGTGACTGTCCAATCCCCAGAGTCGTTAGCTATAGTCATTATCTTATGAGAGTCTGCCTCCCTAGATGCTAGGGCATATACAGCTCCATTATATGTACCTGCGCCACCCGTATAAAACATAGGCTCACAGGGGGCATAGGGGAACGAACTAAAGCTGATACCATCTTTAGTGGTATAGCAGTAGTACTGACCTGCGGACTTATAAGCGCCAAATAGTAAGAATGTGTCGTCATTAACAATGACATTTATCCACCACTTCCCTACTGGCCCATCAGTAATAGTCCAGTTTACTAAGTCAACAGAACTGGCCACTCTGCCACTACCATACCCCTCTATAGCTAAATACCTATCCTTAGTAGAAGCCAGCCCAATCCAGTCTTTACCCGGTAATGCAAAACTACTTGT